ATTCTCCTTCTGGAAAGTCGCTTAATTTATCACTTGATGTATCTACCCAATCAGTTAAAAATACAACAATATTGTTAGTATCTAAGTTTTCTATTTGCCCTATTACTTCTAGATTTTTAAAATCAACAGCTCCAGTATTTAAACTATAACCTAAGTTAGTATAATAAGCTGTTACAGCGGATGTGACTAAAGCTTTAAAATCTACTTTTTCTATATTGCCTAGTACGTTTTCTACAGCTCCAACATCTTCGCCTTCAGATTTACTAACTGCTATGTTTACTGCGTCCCTATACTCACCATTAGTTATTAACCTAGCGTCTAAGTCTTTGTTCATTTTAGACTTAACGAAAGTATTTTTAATTTCAGCCATTTACTTTAGTGTTTTATCCATTTAGACTTACCCCTCATTATTTGAACAAATTCATCTAGTTTTATGTTAGATAATCTTATTTTAGCATTTCTCAATGCTGCTCTTCTATCTTTTTTAAATCTTTGAACTAAATACTCAGGAATGTTTAATCTCGTAGAGAGTATAGAATATGCTATATGCATGTATAAAGCTTGTTCAGCCATTTTAGGTACTCTCATATCATAATCTGTTGAAAGTCCATCAGATATGTATTCTATTATAAGTAGTTTTGAAGCTAGATTACTTGAAAAACTAAATTTACCTTCTCTTTCATTTATAGTAAACCATCCATTTTTTTGAGAAGTAGCAGGTTCAAGACCATATCTTTGTCCATAAGCAACTTTTTCCCAAGTCCAGTTATATACACCAGCATTGTACATGTCTCTTGTAAAGTTACCATTTAAATCTTTGTCATCAGCTGTTTTCCATCTTTCGTTAGTTATGGACTGCTCTGATTCGTTGTTTTCTCCAAAAGAATTTTGCGTAAAATTACCATCCCCATCTTGTATAGGAACATTATAAGGATTACTTGTTAAAGTAGTTGGATATATAATATGTTTAACACCTAAATCATCTATCCAAGACAAGTTAACATAATTTACATAGTCTTGAGGAATAGGAAAAGATAAACTTGGAGGTAAATCTAACTCTATAGATTTTATAACTTTTAATGTATCATAGCTAAATTCTTGTAGTCCTCTTTTAGCGTGAAATAATACATCTGTTCTTTTTACATTTGAAATTAATTTTCCATTACCAACATAAGAAACTAAAAAGTTATCTACTATATCGTTTAATGTTATATATGAGTAACTACCATAGTTTTTCCAAACAGTTTCTGTTAATAATTTAATTTCAATAACGTCTCCAGCTGCACTCACTCCCGTGTTTACTAAAGTTATAGAATTATCAACTACGGTATACTGTGAAGTAAAAGTTAATTCAACACCATTTTTAAATACCTTAAAATTAGCATCAGAAGTAGATGTTGTGGTAATTAAATTAGTATCACCAGTCCATGTAAAAACTTGGGTAACAACGGGTGTTGGTTGCGTAAAAGCTTGTTGACCAGCGTAATATTGAGCATTGGTTTCTGTTATTAATCCCATTTTTTATTAACTTTTTTGATTCATTTCTTCTTGCTTAACTAGTCCAGCGGCTGTTTGAACTATTTGTGGATCTCTTATTATAATACCAGCATACATCAATATATTTAATATTACTTCTGTTTGTTGAGTATTATCAATTTCAAAATCTTGGTTTGGAGCAGCTGTACTATGTATATATTGCCCTAAACTTCCTACTGTAAAATGCCATACTACGGGTAATGGTTTTCTTACGTATTCTAATGTAACTTGAGCAATATCTTGAGGATATACTTTGATATTTGCAGCTCCAGATCCATCATCCTCTATGTAATATATAGGCCATTTTTTAGTTGGTGCTGTTAACTTTGATCTTCTTATTAAGTTAACTTCGTGTCTAGTTGATTTTTGAGCTTGTACAGGAAGAGATAATTTATCTACAAACTCTACAGTTCCTAATCTATGAACTGCAGCTGGTAATGCTCCAGCGCCGGCAGTAAGTGCTAAATTGCTTTGAGTTTCAAATTTACCAATTTTTTCTTGTATATATTTAACTCTGTTAGCATATTCACTATCATTTTCTGGCACTCGTAACTGTTGGTTTAAATCATCAAAATACTTTTCAAATATCTCTAATTGTACTTGAGTAGCTATTTTATTAAACTCATCAGGAGTCATATAACCTCTTTGCTCTTTGTTTAATATAGACAAGACTGTTTTATAAACTACATTTACGTTTATTGCCATTTTAATATTTTTAAATAAAAGGAGTTACTTGTGTAACCCCTTTATTATTATTACTTGTTATTTTAACTTTTTCTCTATAGATCTGTAAACTTCAAGTCCTTCGTCTGTTTTAAACCACGCAGCCATAGCTGAGTATGGGTTTTCGTCAAAAGGTACATTCATAAGTTTACGACTATTACTAGCCCAGGTGAATGTTCTATTATCTCCAGATAATTTAATTATTCCTTTTTCTGTAGCTACAATTGCAAAATTCCTAAGTTGAACGTTTTCATCATTAGCTAGTTCTATAAATAAAGATGGATTCTTTCTAGCAAATAGTAATAAATCTCTTTTCAACTCTTTAGAACTTAACTCAGAAACACCAGAACCAAGTTCTACTCTAAGTATTGCTTCTGCAAAATCAACATCCATTTCTAAAGCATGATTCATAGCTGTTACCTCAAGTTCTAAATCTTCAACCTCGTCTTTTGCAACTTCAACTTCATCGTGTTCAGAATATATAAGACTATTATGAGGATGATGTTTTAAAAATTGTTGTAAATTTCTTTTTTCTTTAGGAACATATAAATGGCCATTTTCAAAAACTATATGTTTTAATGTAACTTGACCTTTTTGTTCTTCAACAAATATACTTTCTTGATTAGTAGCATATCTTAATTCTCTTTCATAACCTTTTTCTGGATCAAACCAAACTAAAGGATATTTAGCATTATGCTTACTAGGTAAAGTATATGTTAAAGGATTTTTACCTCCTAATAAATAATAATTTCTATCTTTATATTCCCAAGTATCTTTTTTTACTGTAGGAGTTTCAACGATTTCTTCAACCGCTTTTACAGCTTTTGCTGTAGGTTTTTTGTTTTCTTTTGTTTCCATAATATAATATAATATAATAGTTAAAAAAGACCCCGCCGAAGCGGGATCTTATTACTAGTCTTAAGACGAAACGTCTACAGACTTAATGTGAACAGCTGTAACCAATGTTGGTAAACCAACAGGTATAGCAGGTCCAGATGCTCCATTTGCTTTTTCAATTGCAGCATTAACTAAACCTCTAACTGTAGCATATTGAGCCGCCGAAGCAGTTGTATATACTACGTCAGCTGTCATAACAGCAGGACTAGTACCTAGACCAACGCCGTATGATATTTGTATATTGTCCGCATCAGCAGCGCTAACGTGAACTATGTTTTCAGCTGGAATAAGATCTACATCTCCTCCACCTTTGTTAAATGATATATAACCCATTTTCTTAAATTTTTAAATGTTAATAATTAATTAAGCTCCTTTGAATAACACGAAGTTATTAGCAGCTTGAGTTACTAAACATCTTTCAGATAAGAAGTGTACAGACATTGCATCTAAATCAGAAGTATAAGCTCCACCAACTGAACCAGTAATCCAGTTTTTGAATCTTCTATCTTCAGTTTCAGAAGCTCTATATCTAACGTGTAAGAAAGGACGTCTAATATTAGCGCCTAGCATTTGATCGTAAACTGTAGAAGTTCCAGCAGGAACTAAAACACCGTCAATAGCTTTATCTAATCCTCTAGTAGATGCATCGTTTAAATATTTCCAGTCAGTTTTGTAGAAGTCGTAAGAACCTCTTCTAAAACCAGAAAATCCAAAGTTTAACGCCATTTCTTGCTCATTGTCAAAAAGACCATAAGAAGCAGAAGCAGTAGAAGCATAACCTCCACCTGCCATAGCGGCAATCATGTCATCAAAATCAAGAGCAGTAGCTCTAGACAAGAATAACATGTTTTCTTCAATAGCACCTTGCTTGTCTAAGTTTTTAAGGATTTCATCGAAATCACCTAAAGCACCAGAACCAGGAGCAGCAGCTCCAGCAAAACCAGAATATATATTACCTCTATCTTCGATAGCAGCAAACATACCTTGTGTACCTTCGTATCCTGCAGTACTTAATGCAGAAGCATTACCGTTAGCAAGTTTAGCATCTTCACCTTCAACCATCATCATTTCAAGATAATCTTCAAAACGCAATCTAGTCTCAGATTCAGCTTTTAAATACCAAAGGTATCCAGATGTTCCGTCTTCAGTAGCAACTTCAACCCACCCAATTTGAGCAGTATCAGAACCATTAATTTCGTACTTATCTTTAATGATTACAGGTCTGTTAGCATATTGAGTGAAAGATGGCTCAATAGAACCTTTCATTCCAAAAGAACCTTTTTTAAACTCAGAACCATAAACAAACATGTTTAGTTCAGCTGTGTTAAGTAAAGCAGCGTTAACTGTATCAGCTCCGTAAATCTTACCTTTGCAGATAAAAGCATCAGCTGATCCATTAAGCACGCTATTTCCAGCAAGATCAGTAACATCAGTCACTAAAACTTTCATTGTTACTAAACCAGTTGCTTGATCAGAAATTAATACTGTTTGTCCAACTCTAATAGCCATGTTAGTAGCTGTGTTTGGAGCAGCAATATTAGGTCTAAATGTAACCTCTGCAGTGGTTGTACCACTATTAACAATAGTTAAAGTAGTTCCAGTGTGTAAACCTTTGTAAGAAACGTGAAGTCTATTTTGTTCAGACCAAATAACTTGATCAGAAGTCATAGGCATTTCAGCTCCTACCATTCTCAAGAAACCAGACAAAGTCCTGTTTCCGTATCTTTCTACCTCTTGCTCATAAAGCTCAGGTAGATATTGTTGTGCGAAATCCTTACCAGATCCAGTGTTAAACTCTAAAAAGTTAGTGCTTAACGCCATTCTATTCTGAGAAGGAATTATTGAGGCAGGAAATGCCCCTCCAGATAAACTCATTTATGTAGTTTTTATTGTTTTTATTTTTTACTTTTTATTTTCAACTTAGAACTATCTACACCATTTATTGCTTTTACCCTTAATCCATTAATATAAACATCACCAGAAACTGTTGCTCTTGGCTCGTTTGTTATATTTTTAGATTTTGCCATTACATCTTTAACAGCATCGGCCTTGCCTTGCTCATAAAAATGATTAGCAATAGTATCAGCATTTCTTGCTGCATAAATAGCTTTATGATAACCTTTATAATCTTTAACAGCACCTTTTTCGTCTAAGAACGTCTTGACAAAGTTAGTTAAATTTGATTGATCTTCTGCAACAGCATCTGCATCTTGTATTCCATATCTAAATTTCTTTTCTCCAATATTAAAATCAAAACCTTTGAAATCTTTTTGAAAATATTCTTTAGTTGATGTTTTAAAGCCATCATGCTGTTTTTTTACTATTTGTTGTTCTTCATTGTATCTATTGAAAAAGTCCATCGCTTTTTGTTGTTCCTGAGTTACTCCTGGCCTCAACTTGATTTCATCGTAGTATTTACTCTTCGTTTCTTCCAAAAACTTTCGGGCTTTGGCAATTTCTTCTTTATAGGCTAGTTTTTTCTTTTTTATGTCTCTTTCTTCATCAACCTCTTCGTCATAATCAAAACTATCCTCTAAAATAAATTCAACCTCATCTCTGTTTAAATGTGGTTTAGTATTTTTATAATATTCTTTTAATAGTGAGACGTCATCAATTTTAGAATAATCAGCGTTTAATCTCACATAATCCTCAACAGTTCCACCAGTATCTTCCATAAAAGAAACTAGTTTTTCGATGTTTTCAGGTAGCTGTTTACCAACTACTTTTTCATCTCTAACTGCTTCTTTTAATTCTTGCTCTACTGCTTTTGTTTCTTTTTCTACTTCTTCTTCAGTGATTTCAGATATAGGGCTTACACTTTTTTCGGTAGGTTTTTCTTCTTTGTGTGTTTCTCCCACTTCTTGCAATCCCACGACTTGTTCTTCTTTCTTCTCATCAGACTGTAACACAACTTTCGGTGCTTCTGGCTCTTGAACGGCATCTTCTTTTTTTTCTGGTTTTTTACTTAAATCTACTTTTGTAGTTTTTGTTTTTTTATTAGTAAGTTTTTTTGGCTTTTTTTTAATTTTAAACTCACCTTGTTCTAGCTCCCCTGTGGAAGTTTCTTTTATTTGTTCTGACATAATATAATATAATAATTAATAATTGTTTACTGTGGAGCAAATTGTTCTAATCCAAATCCTCCTAAGTTATCATTACCAGCTGATTCAAAATCTGTTGGTAATAAATCGTTTTTTCTCTGGTCAATCATTTGACTTTGTTGAGTTGCTTGTATTTTAGTTCTTTTATCTTTTCTATCTTCTATTTCTTTTTCCTTGATAGTATCGCTTTCTATTCTAGCTTTTGCCAACTGCATATTATACTGGAACTCTCTTTCCATCAATTCTTTTTTAATAATAGCTTCTTGTTCCATTTTTTGTATAGCAAATTGAGATTTAGCTTGTTCAAACTGTATGTTTGTTTCAGATATAGCTTGTTGTTTTTGAACTTCATTCATCGCAGCTTGCTCAGCTGTTTGAGCATTTGCCTGTGCCTGTGCTTCAATATTAGCTTGAGCAGCTTGTTGATCTTGCTTTTGTTTTATTTTTCTTCTTTGTTTTAGTAAAGCATTAGCAAGTTGTAAGTTTTTAACTTCTCTTATATCTATAGCGTCCTCTAAGTATATCTGTCCAGACTGTAAAGCAACTTGTATGTTTTGTTCTAACATAGCTTTTTGCTCTTCATCAGGTTCTAGTTGCAAAAACACACCAAAATCATGTGTGTTTAAATCTAACAGCTCGTCTAGAGTACCTACGTTGTAGTTAGAAATACTTGACATTAAAGCTTGCCTAGTTAAAGGAAACATTAAAGCATCTGCTGCTCTAAGTGTTATATTTTCACAAGTTCTTAATGTTAAATATAAACTTGATTGTAGTATGTGTCTAGTAGCTGTGTTTGAGTTAGCAGCAGCTAATTTTTGCAAGCCTACTAAAGCGTTTTTATCAGGTGTAGACCCATCTCTTGCTTCATTAAGCCCGGTAACATCTCTTATCATTTGTAGGTAATACTGATAAGTTTGTATTAAAGAAGCTATTTTATTACCACCGCTTGAAGACTGAAGTTCTTGTATAGGAACTTTACCCATATTAGGATCACCATCTTGGGTAAGTGATCTACCCACAATAGAACCAGTTTGGAAATACATGTTCAAAGCTTCTTGAGGGTTGTAACTTGTTCCATTTCCTAGGTCAACCTCTGCTAATCCATCTACATCTAAGTAAACACCATCAGGTACTATTCTAGACATTACCTGTTGAAGTTTTAAATGTGTTAATTGTATCATATCAGCAAAACCAGTTATTCTGCTAACTAAAGATTCAATTCTACCTTTATACATCCTAGGAGCACATATATTATAATTCATGTTTACTTTAACTAAATTAGAATTAGGTCTAGTCATGTTCTCAGACAGCTCCCATTTTAACATTCTAGGATGGCCTAGTATTTTGGCTCCAGAATAAAGCACTTCAATTGATCTAAATGCTTTGTTAAAATTTTCACTTTCAGGTGGATTAAATGAATCTGTTTTTTCTAATGCTTTTTCTAATCCTGTAGAAGTTCTTTTTATTTTAAAAACCTGATTAGTGTAAGTTTTATATTCAAAGAATAAAACTTGAACATTATTATTGTCATCTTTTCCATTCCAGTTTCTAGAGTATTCTGTATTACCAGGATATTTTTGTATTTCTTCTAGCTCTTCAGGTGTTAAATATGGAAATTGTTTTTTAAGTTCAGGTAAACTAATTGATTTAACTTCACCTACATAATATATATCTTCAAAGTTTGGATCATCAGTATATGAATAAACCAAATTAGCAGGATCTACATAGTCAATAGTGACTCCTTCAGATCTATTAAAACAAGTTTTAACAGCTCCAATACCTAATACGGTTAAATCATAATTAAATCTTTGTCTTATTAAATCATATTTATTTTTATCTAAAACATTATTTATAAGTTCTTCCTCTGCTATCTCTATAGATTGCTTATAATCTAGTTGCATGTGTATTTCTAACTCATCAACAGTTTTAGGTGCTGTTTCTCTGTCTTGACTAGAAAAAAGATTTACACCTGTCATTTGTTGTACTCTTGTCAAGAAATTTTCTGCTTCTATATCTCTTAATAACCCTTGCGCATAATTAGTTCTTTTTACTGTAGATTCAGGATCTTGAGCAAAGGCGTTTATCTCGTAACTTCTTTGAGAAATACCATTAACAACAATATCCACAAACTTAGGTATTACAGGAACTGGCTTCCAATCTAAGTTTAGATAAGATAAATCACCATTAATAGATAGTTCATCTTTGTATTTTTGAATAGATTGTTCTCCTCTTGCGTAAAGTCTTAAATTATGATAATTATTGTAATTTGTCCCATACTTATAAGCTCCTCTGTAATTGTTAAACCACTCGCCTTCAATAGCTCTACCCACCTGAAGACCATACTCTAAAGTTTTCTTTTCTTCATCCGGAACTACTTGATCTGGGAAACTACTATTACTGTTTGTCAAAATTTGCATTTACTTAATTATTTTTGAAAATGATCCTTTGTTGTTATATTTTTTAAAACCTAAACTTATCGGTTTATTAATTCGATCTCTAATTGGTTTATATTTATTTTTATTACAAGCCATTATAGCTAAACCTGAGCTTATAGAAGCATCGTGCTTTGTTCTATTATTTATATTAAACTTTGCCCAGTCTTCTAAAGTTTTCTGCAAATACATATCACCATATGTATCCCCATTAAAACCAACGTGGTCTTCTATGTAAGATTCAATAGCTGCGGCATGTGCTTGTTTAATATCTTCACTTGAATTAGGTATTCCACCAATTTCCTTTTCAGTTGTTGATAATTTATTCCATATTTTATCAGGCCTATTTATTGAAAACCCTCTATAACCTCTACGTTTAAAATAGTATAATAATCTTGGTTTATTATTTTCCGCTAATATTGGCATGCCATAAAATACACAAGCCATAAGCACGTCTTCAAAAAATATTTCAGCTGTTTGCGGCCTTGATATATATTCTAAAAAGAAGTGATTAGGCGGAACATCGTCCATTGAGAATTTAGTTAACCCATGTAAAGCACCGTTAGAACCTTTACCATCAACAGTTCCTGATATATCATAACTATCGCACCCAAAAGCACCTAAATGTTCATTACCCGGATATTTAACTCCATTTTTAATAATAACTT